CATAATGTTTTTTTTTTTAAAATTATTCTTAAATGATTTCTTCTTTTTCGTCTTGAATCCGTCTATATCATCATCGTTATCGAATCCATCTCTATCATCGTTATCGAATCCATCTTTGTCATCGTTCTCAAGTCCATCTTTGTCGTCGTTCTCAAATCCATCTTTGTCATCGTTCTCAAGTCCATCTCTATCATCGTTAACGTCTGTTAAATGGGGTAATCTCGTGAATCCTTTACGTTTATTATGTATATTTTTAATGCGAAATTTAAGTTCATCTAACATCTTGGTTTGTTCTTTATCTTTTTCGCTACGAGTTATACTTTTATTTTCCAGTTTATTTGTTAAACCCTCTACATTGCTTGTAATTGGTATATTTTTCTTCCATTTTGTATCCATAGAGGACATACTATAAAGTTACTATATATTGATAATATAATATATAGTAAATAGCGAATATACTAAACCAATGAAGAATTCAATCCGCATAGTAGATTGACATTCTTCGTGGTCAATGTCCGATGAACATTTAAATCCTCATCTGGCATTCATCATCCCACATTGTCCTGAAATAAATGATAGTATATTATAACGTTCTTCAAATACTATTAAGTTATAATTATAATCAAATAATCTCCAACTTGACTTATTAGTTCCAATTATATTTCCCTCACTGTCACAAATAGTCTTAAAATCACTGGATTCACTAAAAGCAGGTGCGTGTGTAGTAATTTCAAGTTCGATCGTTTTAAATTTACTCATGTTGATTCCACCCGATGGCTGATATTCGAAGGGATCTGTATTAAGACAAAAATTGTAACAGTATAATCCTTCTTTTGCATATCCTTTCGTGCGGACATACTTTTCTACATAATCATATACACCACGAGTCATAGTATTTTCCCGATATTCTCCATCTAACAAAATACCCATCGTTTGTAAAATTTGCTTATGATTCTCAATGCTGAAATCGCCAGTTACAAAAAAACCAGTATTTTTAGATGATTTCGGGTCTTGTTTTGGTCCAGATGTAACGCCAATGCTAATAAGTTCATCGCGAATTGATTGCGGAAAATACTCACTATCGTGAATGTCTAAAAGGGCATTAGTTATCGCAATAGGGGGTCGCCCATATGGCCAGTTTGTATAATTGGACCATTGATTGCGCATATTTACATCATTGCGTTGTAAATAAAACATCCAGTTAGCAACCATGCCAGACGAAGTCAATTTTAATTTCTTTGAACCAGTAACATTTTGAAAATCATAACGAAAAACGTCCTTAACAAGGTACATTTGCTCTTTCATAGCGAAGACTTGTGCCTCGTCTTTTGAAAGAAATCCGTAGGTTGATATTATATGAATATCGGCATTCCAAGTATTAATCTTAGTGTCGTATTTTTCGCTACTTACTATAGGATGTGGTGGCGTTTGTAGAAATCTATACATCTGGAAACGTTCTTCATTAAAATCGGGAGCAACATATGGAAATTCATTAGCAGTATCAAAAACGTCACGAACGACAAATAGTTCTTTAATGGGTCTCAATGTAATTGATATTTCGAGTTCACTATATTGTAATGAAACTAATGGGAATGCACATTTGCTATCCATCGTAAACCATGTGTTAATCGGTATATAAATCGGTCTGCCTCTAATGGAAGGTTCTGCACCGATAGCATTTTGTGTATAAAACGCAGACGGGTAAGTGTTAATTCGCCCTAGAGAAAACGCGGGGTCATATAACTCACTTATATTGCCGCTCATTTCGTTAAATAGTTTCTTTTTTTCACTGTTGAAATCGCGTTCAACCATCGCTGCTAAATAGTCACCCGTATATTTTTGTAGTCTAATAGAACCACAAGTAATCTCAATTTCTTTTATGATTTGCGTGCCGATATTTTCAATCCATTTAAAGTCGTATGGTGCCCAACGCCCGTCAGTATTCTGCCAGTTATTTAGTTCACCATCCTCATCTATTAGTGCCTTAGGATTATAAAATGGACTCCATATATCAGGTAGATTAACAACTAAGTAAGTGTCCATAAGTAAATCACCATAACGTTTAACCTTAAATTTAAACGTAGATTCAGTGCTTGTTCTTAGTTCGCGTAGTCCGTCGTAATCAAGTCTAAATTTTTGCAGTCCGAAATTTGTATATTTAGAATAAGTGACTTTAAAAAACGTTTTGGTGGGTTCACCTGTTAATATTCTATTATGATTACCTTCTGCTATTAAATTTAGTAATCCACCTGCCATAGTTGATTTTATATACATTAGGAGAACAATTTATATTACTTTATAGTATACTAATATATGACAGACATTCTAACAAAATTAGTAATAGTGATAATTATAATAATAACAACTATAGTTGTTTATACACTATTATGCGAGAGAAGTGAATTACGGCGCGAGGGTTTGGAAAATAAAGATATTAAAAATACAATTGACGTGATATTGAAAGAACCACTTAAAAATTTATGTACAATGGCGTCATCAGATTCTGTTATGTTGGACGGAAAAGCATCTATTGTAAATATAGATAAACTCCTTAGAAAAGGGGTAAGATGGTTAGATTTTTTTGTTACAGAAAAGGATGGTGTTCCATTCGCATCAGATAAAATAAAGTTTGATAACGTGCTAAATGTGTGTAAAGCATCTATGAAACTTGGTCAGAACCCCAACATGCCTCTTTTTATAAATATCCGCGTATCGTCGAATGGTTCTGAACCATTTTATAATAATATACACAATTTTATTCTCAAAACGTTTACTGTAAATGAGTTATATAATAAACCAGGTGAAGTAAAAACGCTATTAAGTGATACAAAGAAAAATGTCATGAAAATTATAAATGTTTTTAAGAAAGATACAAATGAAAGTGTCAACAAGATTAAAGAAGAATCGTTCACAAATACGAATCACATTATCGGGACTGAAAGTGAATTATATGAAAATTTAACGCTGTTGGAATTTGCTTATAAAGACAATAATACTAATGGAATTGAAGGAATGGAAGGAATAGAAGGAACAGAAGGTGCGGAAGAAATTGAAGAATTAAAAGCATCAAATAAAGCAATTTTAGAACTGTCAAAAAAAGCAAATAAAGTAGAAATAGATGCTAAGAAAGAGAAAAAACAAAGTGAATTAAATAAGAGTTTAGAAACTGAACCGGTTGTTGGAGCAATTCCATCCGTTCAACGAGAGATAGATAAATTAAGAAACAGTGAATCGATGTTGCGTTTACAAAATGAAACATTGGGTAGTGACGTTCTTAAATTAAAAAAAGCAAATTCGTCATATTCCAATAGTATAACATCTATCGGAAAACAAATGAATAAAATGACAAAAGGTGTTCATGATAAACTAACCAAGCAAGTTCAATGTGATAGGTGCGTGACAGGCAATACTCTATTAGGTGAATTGGGAGACAAGGTTGTATTTATAATAACTAGAAGTCAATACGTAAATGACGCATATAATAAATCAAAATTAAGTTTGTCTGCCAAAGATGGTTGCATTAATGTAGAAGTTATGGAAGGAGAAAAAGGTGAAGACGAGAACTTTTATAATGTATTGTATAGTTCAGATAATACAGACATTAGATTACCCGCAAATATTATGAAAATAACGAATGTTCCTTTGACAACTAGCAACACTATAAATATGATAAAGAATAATATTGAGAGGCGTAATATTCAAGTGTTACAGGTTTCTAATTTAGAAAACAAATCAGAGTATATCAATATGTTTAAGCATTTTGAATCCGCGTTTATACCAATGAGTAGTATTTTGAAATATATACATGAAAGGTTATAAAATAAATACTAACAATAATATAATTTCTAATTAAATTATATATAAACTTTATTATGACTGTGAAACCCAATAATAAAATAAAAAATAAACAATCGTTCAAATCGAGTAAAAATAAAATAAAAAATAAACGTAAATACGCTACCGACATTTGTAATGATAATATGACATTTCAAGATTGCGAATTAGCTATCTTACGAAATGCGGTCGACGAAGGTGATCAGATTAAGGGTAAGCGATTACTCAATATGAAAGGTGTGAATAACATTATAGAGGTTGTAGAACAATTCTTAAAAAGTAAATCAGTCATTTGTTATGGTGGGACAGCAATTAATAACATACTTCCTATAAAAGCTCAATTTTATAATTTTGGCAGCGAAATCCCAGATTATGATTTTTATTCAACGGATGCTATGAACGACGCAGTAGAATTGGCAGATATCTATTATAAAAATGGATTTACGAACGTAGAAGCAAAAGCAGGTGTTCATTACGGGACATACAAGGTCTTCGTAAATTATATACCAGTCGCAGATATTACCCATCTAAATCCAACAATATTCGAACAAATAAAAAAGGAAGAATTGGTAGTTTCTGGTATAAGTTACGCCCCACCAAATTTTCTACGAATGGCGATGTATCTAGAATTATCGAGACCAGAAGGTGATACATCTAGGTGGGAAAAGGTTCTCAAACGTCTTGTCTTATTGAATAAACATTATCCATTAAAAACTAAAGAAAATTGCAAGGGACTCGATTTCCGAAGTAAAATAGCCAATGTCAAGATAGATTCTGAAATGTTATACTATGTTATACGGGATACACTAATTTCTCGAGATGCCGTTTTCTTTGGTGGTTATGCTGCCGAATTGTATACCAAAGATATAAAAAACTACAAAAATACTAAGGTTGGTAGAATACCTGACTTTGATGTTATAGTAGAAGACCCTGTTTTAACCGCATCCTTGTTAGAAGATAAGTTACGTTCCAATGGTTATGATGACATTAGGACTACAACTAGACCAGCAATTGGCGAAATAATACCAATGTGTGTTGAAATATCGATTGGTAATGAAAGTGTAGCATTTATATATAAACCAATAGCATGTCACAATTACAATTCAATATATGTAGATGGTAAAAAAATCAACATTGCTACTATTGATACTATGATGAGTTTTTACTTAGCTTTTTATTATTCTAACGAACCACATCATGATAAAGACCGCATTTTGTGTATGTCTAAATATTTATTTGATATAAAACAGAAAAATAGGTTGACACAGAAAGGTGTGCTTAAGCGATTCAGTTTAAAGTGTATTGGAAAACAAGAAACTATGGAAACGATTTTAGAAGAAAAGACAAATAAGCATGAAGAACTCAAACTCAAACGTGATACAATAGAATATAAAAAGTGGTTTCTTAGATACAATCCTGAAATAGAACAATGTACGAAGAATAAAACAAAAACAGAAAAAACAAAAACAAAAACAACAAAAACAAAAAAAACAGAAAAAACAAAAAAAACAAAAAAAAACACTACAAAGAAGAGTAGAAAAAGTAGTGAATTCTTGTTCTAATCGAGTATCAATAATGACA